AGCGGCGAGCCCTCCCGCACCGTCACCGGCGCGGGAAGACCCGAGAGCAGCGCCTCGATCACGTCCCCGGACCGCTGCCCGGTCATGGCATACCAGCCCCGATCCAGCAGGACGTCCTCCGCAGGTTTGAGCACCGAGTAGCACGCCAGCGGGTACTCTGTCAAGTTTCCGTTGATGCTCCGCTCGGGCACAGAGCTCAGCCCCGTGAACAGCGCCACATGGGCCACATCCCCCGCCTGCGCGGCATCCAGCCAGACCCGGACCCACTGTTCCCTGTCCGGGTCATATGCCGTACATGTGATATCCGCGCTCTGCATGAGCCCGGAGACCGACCGGGAGACGGTGCCCCCGGTGATCTCCACCCGCTCGATATCCCGCCAGCTGGCGGAATCCACAATTGTCATATAGCAGGACGCGGAGAAACCTTTGCTCCAATCCATCAGCTGTCATCCTCCTCCTGCTCGTCGATCCAGTCGGCGTAGGTCATGCCGTCCAGCCGCTCGGGATCCACTCTCGTGACGCTCAGGGAGAAGTTTGCCAATTTGCTTCCCATCCCCACGGCCCTGCTCTCGCTGACCTGCACGTCCGCGGAGAAGCTGGAGCCCTCCGGCGTCCTGACATGGCAGATGCCGGGAAATACAGCCAGCCGCCGCAGGCCCCGGATCGTGTCCTGATCCTCCGTGGCGATGGCCACCGAGCCAATGGAGCCGGTGCGGCTGACCCCCGGATTCCAGTCGCCCTGAACGCTGCCGCCCAGGTAATGCGTCTCCACAAAATCCTTGCGCCAGCTGTGGCTCAGATCGATGTTGTACGGCAGCCGCACCCGGTCGCCCCCGAAGTCGATGATTACATCCTGCACGTCCAGAGTGTCGCCCTCCTCGGCCCCCAGATCGATCCACGCCGGGTGATTGTCCGCCGTGATGTAGTCGCCGTTGGCGGTGCGGAACACAACTCTGTGCCCGCCGAACTCGCCGAGGGCCGGATAAGGATCCACATACTGGGTGCCCCACGCACCGCCCTCCACGATCAGCTGCGGCTTGTCCGCTGACAGGCGGTAGATGTCCACCACATCATTGGAGGCCGTGCCAGCGGGCGCCACAGGCGTGATTTTAACGATCAGATCCTCCGCGTCCGCCTGCGCCGTAGCCGTGGGCATGATGGCTTGGTGATTCCACAGGACCACGAACTCCCACGACTTCTCGGCGTACTGCCCCAGACCGTCCTGCACGGCGGCAACCAGCCGGTAGGCGGCGCCGTCGTCCAGATAGCCGATCAGGTCATCCCGGCCAAATGTGATCTGCTCCTCGCCCATCTGGGACGCAAGCAGCACGGTCTCGCCCTCGCAGCCGTTGTGCACGTCCTCGTTGGGCCGGTCCATCTGGTAGGTCTCCGCCCGCTCGATGGCTACGGTAGTCGTGCCGCCTGCCCCGGCGCCTGTGACCGTGACGGTCAGGGGCATACCGGTCAGCGCCCGGACGGTCCGTGTGGTGCTGTCCGGGTCCGTGATGGTCTTGGTGGTCAGGGACCACTGGGAGACCGCCACAGACAGCGGAGACGCAACAGATACCGCCACCGGGTCACTCCAGTCCGATTGCAGACCGTTTTTGCCGGTGACCCGGACACAGAGATATTTGGTGGTCCCGTCCGCCCAGCCTGATGTCTTGATGGTGGCGGACAGGCCCGTGCTGGCCTTGGCCAGCACCGACCCATAGGTCACCGTCTCCCCGCTGACCGTGGCCTGGCATATCTCCGCATAGGCCTGCTTGGTGCCGTCCGGCGCGTCAAATTCCCACCGGGCGGTGATGCTTTTCCGGCCCGGGCGGATGATGGCCGCCGACAGGCTCAGGAGCGGCGTCCCCGGCGCCTCCGCCAGATCCACCCGCTTGACCGAGCAGTATGGCCCATAGACCGTCTCATCGCCATCCGCGATCTGCCGCACACGGACATAATAGACGTTGCCCATCTCAAGGCCGCTGATCCGGAGTTTCCCGCCACGGGTTCGGTCTATAACATAGGTGTCCGGCTCGTTGGTGGATTCCCATGCATTTTTGTCCGTGCTCCAGCTGACCTCCGCTCCGGTGGCGTCATTCCACGAGTATGTCCATTCGACGACGATCTCTCCATTGTCCATCGTGGCGGTTGTGTAAGTGGGCGGCAAAGGCACATCGCCCCCGTCCCAGACGGTGTCCGATGTCATGTTGGCGTTGACGGTGCCGGTCCGGTAACTCCCCTGGAACGCGTACACACCAAAGGACACTGGCGTGCCGGTCGTCCACGGATCCACCGTGACATTGACGGATATTTCGCCATGCGGGATCACGCCGCAGATGATATCCCGCTTTCTCTTCCTCCGGCACACCACCGCCAGCCTGGAGTCCGGCACATCGTCCTCCGCCTCATTGGTGGCGGTGATGGTTGCCGTGCCCGCCGCCATGACGGCATTGGTGACGGTCAGCCCCGAGGGCGTGGCCAGCGTTCCGGCCGCCGCCCGCCACGGGGTGCCTCTCACGATCGTCCGATCATGGATGGACAGGAGCCTGACCCACAGGCACTCGTCCGTGCCGATGGGCCGGTCAATGGTAAACTGCACCGCGTCGTCCCCGGTGGTATCCGATACGGAGGGCCCGTCCGTCCAGTCGCTGTCATTGTAGGACGGTACCAGTCCCGCTCCGGCAGGATTGCCGATCTGGTACTGCAGCGTCGCAAGATCCACAGGGTGCGCCGCGTCGGCCTTGAGCTTCCACGTCACCCGGTAGGCGGCGTTCGCCGCGTTGGAGGCCTGCCGGATGCTCTGGATCACCGGCCTGTATGGCGTGGCGTAGACGTGCCTGGCGTAGACCCACTTGGACGCGCCGTAAGCGCCTCTCGACCGCACCCGCACCCACCGGGTGTAGGAGTCCGCCGCCAGAAGCTCCGTCTGCTCCGTTCTGGTGATGGAGCCGGAGGCGCCCGTGGTCCCGGTGCCCCATCCGAGGGTGGAGGACTTCCACGCCAGCTTCGATCCATTGGTCTCCGTGCAGGCCCGCACCAGGATGGTCTGATACTGCACGTCCGCGAACGCCCGGTGATCCGTTGTGGAAGTATCCGTCGTCCAGGAGAAGGTGGTCTTGCTGTCGGACTCGCTGTCCAGCGTTGCCGTCAGCACCGGCGCGTTGGGTGTCTGCAGATTAAACCGCACATACCGCCAGTCGCTCCACCGGTAGGTGGTGTGGGTGGTGGTGCGGATCGTGTCGGATCCGGACTGCTTGGAGGTCGTAGTGGTGGTCGGAGACTGCTTTCCGCGCACCCGGAAGACCAGATACTCCAGGTTTTTCGACGTGCCCGGGTAGTAGTCCTCGGCGTCGAACGTGGCGATCACCGAGGTGGCCGCCACGGACACGGGCAGATCGTTCCAGGGGCCGTCCTTGACGGTCCCCTTGGTGTTGGAGGTCCGCATCTGCACCGTCTGCCCGGCGCCATGGTTCGGGGCGGTAAATTTCCAGGTCAATATAAATTTCATGCCGCTGCGCTCCACCGTCAGCCCGGTGGGCTGTGTGGTGTCAGCGGTTTTATTTACGGTTTTATCAATAGTCGCCATATCACGCCATCCTCATCTGCAGTTTCAGGGTCCGGGCCAGCCGGGTCGCGTAGTCCTCCGGATCCTCGGCCCCGTTGACGGTGAAATAATTGTTGATGGTTGTGCCTCCCCGGCCCATGGCCTCCCGGATGTCCTCCATCAGCGCCTGCCGTCCGTAGAGGATCTCGTCCCCCCGCTCGCCTGCGCCGAAGATCGTGGCATCCGTGAACATATAGGGGTTCTCCAGCGCCTTGGCGTACCACTCCACGGAGAAGGACGGCAGCTTGCCTCTGCCGCCGATGCCGAAGGGCGCCTCGCCGCCGCTCACTGAGATGTGGGGCAGCTGCAGGTCAGAGAAGATCTTGCCGATGCTCAGCGGGAAGAAGCCCTTGATGGTGTCCAGGATCCCGGAGATGGTGTCCTTGGCGCTCTCAATGGGCCCGGTGATCGCGCTCTTGATGCCCTCCCAGGCGGTGTCCGCCACGCCCTTGATGGTGTCCCACGCGCCGGACAGCGCCAGCTTGATGTTGTCCAGAGTGGTGGTGATCGCGGTCTTGGCGTTGTCGATTGGCGTGGTGATCGCGTCCTTGATGGCGTTCCACGCCGTGGTGGCGGCGGTCAGGATGATATTCCAGACGGTGCCAAGGATCGTGGAGATCGTGTTGGTGACGGTGCTGACGATGTTTTTCGCGCTCTCCCATGCGCTGGCCCAGTCGCCGTCGAGGATGGCCGTGACCATGCTCAGCAGATCCGTGATGACCGACACCGCCGCATCCAGGCTCTCGCAGATGGTGTTCCAGACGTCGTTGATCAGCGTCCCGTCTGTCTGGGCCTCGGTGACCAGCCACGCGATGATCTCCGCGATCACGCCGATGGCCGTGCTCACCAGATCCGCCGCCACCTGCACCGCGTCGGAGATCTCGCTCCACACGTCGTCCCAGCTGGTGCCGGTGTCGTCCAATGCCGTGGTGATGGTGTCAAATGCGTCCGACAGGCTGTCGAATATTTGGGAGATCACGTCCCAGGCAAGGCTCACCGCGTCGCCGATGCCGGAGACCACGTCCTGCACCGTGTTTCCGATGGCCTCGATGTCGAGGTCCTGCAGGAAACCCGCCAGGGCCTCCACTGCCGATCCGATGGTGTCCGTGATGGGGGTCAGATCCGCCGTGGACACAAGCTCCCCGATGGCGTCCATGGCCCCGGACATACTCGGCAGCAGATCCGCCATCAGGCTGTTGCCTACGCCCTGGAGGCTTGTTTTCATGTCCTGCAGGCTGTTCTGGTACTGGGCGGAGGCCGCCACCGCGTCCTCGCTCATGACGCCGCCGAGCTCGTGCACCCGGTCGATCATGGTCTGCGTGTCCTCGCTGGAGGTGTTGAGCAGCGCGCCCATCTCCATGGCGCCCTTGCCCAGGAGCGTGGTGGCCAGAGCCGTCCGGTCCGTGCCCTCCTCCATGCCCTGCAGGCCGGAGATCACGCTGGAGAACAGATCCTCCGCGCTCATGGAGCTGACCTGGTCCATGCTGAGACCCAGCGCCTCAAAGGCCGCCACCTGGTCGTCCGTGGCGTCCTGACTTGCTGTGGCAAGTTTCTTAAACGTGCTTGTCATGGAGCTCATGGAGGTGCCGCTGTGCTCCAGCACCGCCTCCCACTCCTGATAGAAGGTCGAGCTGACGCCCAGCTTCTGACTAGCTTTGTCGATCTCATCGCCGTATTCCGCAGTCTTTCCCGCGGCGCCCATCAGGGCCGCGCCCACACCGTCCACGGCTCCGGTGACGGCCACCGCGCCTTTGGCAAGACCCTTGGCCAGAGATCCGGAGAATTTCGAGCCGGATTCCTGCCCGGCCTTTTCGCCCGCGTCTCCCGCCGCTCCCGTGAGCTGCTCGGTCAGGCTCTGCTGCGCCCCGTCAAGGATCGGGGTTACCGATATGGTTGCCTGTGCTACTTCCGGCATTGTGCATTCGCCTCTTTTCCTCAAACCATTTCCGGAGCTCATCCGCCGGGAGCGCTCCGGATCCGTAGTGCCGCTGATCCTCCGGCTCGTTTTTCTTCCCGGCCGGTCTGGGATACGGCTTGAATTTTCTGGCCGGTTTCCCGGTGGCGGAGGCCACCAGGTTGGCGTTGATCTGGGCCAGCATATCCCAGATGTCCGCCAGGATCGTGTTGGTCTTGGCGGTGGAAGCCCAGGCCCACGCCTCGGGATTCAGCTCCCGCATCAGCGCGGAGTCCGGCTGCGGGTTCCCCAGCACCGCCCGGACGCTGTCCCAGCTCAGCGTCCCGCCGATGTCCCGGACAGACCGCCCGGTATAGCGCAGCAGGTCGTACTCAATGGCCTCACGATGGTCTTTTATGATCCCCGCGAGGCTCAGGATTCCCCCGCGCCGCTTCCCCCCATGGCGTCGGCGGCCTTCCTGCTGGCGTCGCTCCACGCCACCAGGACCTCCCGCCAGTTGCCGAGGGTCAGGCTTTCCGCCACCTCGGCCCGGATATATTTCTTAAAGAACTCGATGGCGCCCTCGTTGGTGTTCATCCGGGACGCCTCGTCAAATGTCATACTTGTGGCCAGCGGGATCTGGAAGCTCTCCTCCCCGATGTTCAGCTTCAGGGTGTCGTCCTCCCGCGGCTTGAGTGTAAATTCTGCCATGTGTTTCCCTCCTCATTTGCGGAAAAACGGGGAGGTCAGTGCCTCCCCGCCTTCGAAGTCGTTATTCCGCGGCTTCCTCCATGATCAGGTGGAAGCCGTCGCCCTCCGCGGTGATGGTGGGCGTCCAGTTGATGGCGGCGGTAGGCGCGAAGTTCACGTCCGCCACCGATGTGACCTGGCCATAAGAGCACCCGATCATCATCATGTCGTCCCCGTCCTTCATGAGCCACAGGAACGCCTCCTGGGGCGGAAGATCGTCCGCCGACAGGTTCACCGCCACTTTCTTGCCGTGGCCGGTTGCCGCCGCGGTGACGGTCACGTTGCCGGAGCCCATGACGGCCTTCAGGCTCTCCTCCGTGGTGTCCATGACCGGGCTCTGGATGGTCTCCGAGTGGTCGGTCATCAGCACCCTTTTGATCTGGTTGGCCCAGTTCTTCAGGTTCGTGGTAGACTTGCTGGTGGACAGGGTGATGCCCGCGTCGGTGACGTCTCCAATGTGCACCCAGGCAGAGTCCAGCGTGTCCGTGGGATAGCTGGGCAGCGCGGTGCCTGCGGGCGCGTGGAAAAACATACCGGTCGCAAGGCCGATACCGAGTTTCGTGTCCATAGGTTATACCTCCTGTTTTTCTTGGTGCGCCCGGACGCTGATCCGCGCCGAGCACATGGCGAGATCCGGCCGCACGGGGTCGTTGCCCCAGCTTCCGGAAGAATTAACTGTGATATGCCGCAGGGCGGTCGTCTGCTCCGCCGCCACGGTTTTGAGGACCGCCACGGCGGTGTTGAGGGTGTCCAGGGCCTGCGCTTCCCGCTCGGCCCTGGCGTCCAGCACCACCTCAAACGTGTCGATCCGCTGACTGGTCTGACCGCCCACCTGCGTGATCAGCACGTGGGGCAGGTCGTATTCCGCCGGGAGCGGACGCACGTAGGCGGAAAAATGATCCGACAGGGCCTGCCGGATCTCCTCCTCAATGTCGATGGATTTCCATATTTTCATCCGCTCACCGCCTTACTGAGGATCTTGTCCTCCGCCTCTTCCTTCGAGGCCTCCTCGTCCGCGTACACAAACGCCACCGGCCGGGTGACGCCGTAGGCGCTGTCCTGATACCGCGGCGCCTGCGTCATCTCCACGGTGAAGCCGCCCGGGCCCTCCAGATAGCTCTCCGCCCTGGATGCGATGGCGTTGGCCACGGACTCCACCTCGCCGGAAAGGCCCTGCAGGCATTCCGCGAAGCCCTCCGGTTTGAACGTGATCTTGATCTGTGTACTCATCCGCGCCACCTC